ATAGTACAAGCTCTTACGAGAAGGGATATAATGTTTCGTAGTACCTGCATAACCACCATCTTGATAGACACCTTGTATGTCACCAGTCTTATTATCTACATCAAACCTAGATACTGTCCAAGGCGCTCGCATTGCTATCTTACGTACACCCATTCTGCCATCAGTATACTTAGATCTCTTCTTATCATTTGATTGAGTAGGACCAACTCTGCGTTTGTATACTACTTCGAACCATGCAAAGCCATACGACAAACAAGATAGAGCTTCAGCTATGTGATCGTCTAGCGTATGATCCATATCACATAAAACACTCTCAACAAAGTCAGCTTCGCGTTTAGCTTCAGCAGAATCGTCACAAGGACATACTTTTAAGTCTACATCGCGCAAAACCTGTTCTGTAGCGTACATAACTGCACCGATAGTACTGTCATTGTCACGCATTTCACGGTACTTTCGTATCGCTTTTTTGCCTCGTAACTCAGGGAGAAACTCATCAGACCTTATCTGACCGTTAATTGTGTTTTCACCAGATATACCTAGTATACCTGTCGATTCCGTCTGTGAGAGTTTCTTTACCATTTTACTTTAAGCCTTTAGCGTTAGAGTATGCCAGAACTAGCTGTGGTTTTGCATACCCATTAAGTGATAGATCCGTTATAGCCCATACCATAGCATCAAGACGGTCTGGTGAGCCTGTGGACCCTAAAGGTTCCCACTGTACCATCTGATCCTCTAAATCATTCAATCCTTTGACGTGTTTGACTTTACCTTGCTCATATAAAGCAGAGACAGGTTCAGCACGAGCCATTTTGCCTCTACTTGCATGTACAAGTTTGACTGGCACGTTTTCGTCTTCAGTGTGCAGAGTGTGACGCACCATATCTCCACCTTGGTTCTTCTCCGCTACTATGCGGTCAGCCATGTGTTTACGATATAACTCAATGGCTTTAGATGCCCATTGTTGCGGTGTGTAACGATCAGTGTGATCTTCTAATACGTAGGCTACTCCATTAACATCTATGCCAGCGACAATCATACCAGTCATATCACTATCAGTATTCGATGTAACCGCAGGGTCAATGGAAATTATGATACGTGCTAACTGAGGAACTTCGTCTTTGTCTATCTCACATTTATGTAGGAGCTTCCTATTCCAAAGCGCACCTGACGCTTCGTCTAATACTTCTGCATATAATTCTTGCCTACCAAGACGTGTGCCTTCATAGGTCTTCTTTACTGCATCTAAGAAAGTGCCAGCTAAGTTAGCCGCATTATCAAAGGTGCTTCCTGTACTAATGAGTGTCTTATCATCAGCGATAATACCTCTTAGCAGTTTTGTTGTTTTGGGGGTTGTTGTTACAAAGACTTGTGGCTTACGTCCTAGACGTAGACCGAACATCATCATGTCCCAAGTCTCTTGTGCATTGCGCCAAGCGCAAAGTTCGTCAGTCCAAGCACTGTATGCCTGTGGACCACGAAGTCGTTCTGGATCTTCCGCAGAGAAGAAAACAGCCTTAGCTCCATTCTCCCATGTTAGTGTACTATTAGTTGGCGACCAAATAGGGAAACCTAAGTGTTTACCTCTATATGTTTTATCACCTTTCCAGCAGACGTTTAGAAGTCCACTGTCACCTTCTACCATAACTCTTCTTACATCACCTTTAGTTGGTGCGACACAATGAACAATCCTGTCACCCTTCTTAATGCGATGTCTTACCCATTCTGCTCCAGCGCGAGTTTTACCCCACCCTCGACCAGCAAGTGCTATCCATGTTGTCCAGTCACCTTTCGGTTCTAACTGGTCAGGTCTAGCCCAGAAGTTCCAGTCATACTTAAGTTCATCAGCCTTTGCAGGTCCAATCTCTTTTAGTATTCTGTGTACTTCTGCATCGGGTAATGCTCTTAAGTCATCAGCTGTTATCTTCATCGGGATTTACATTCTTTCCTAGTAGAGACATAACGCTATCTACTGCGGCTAGATCTTCATCTGGATCTGCCTCTTGCTCTACTTCATTCACAGTACTGTTAGGCGACCATCCACCTTTAGATCTTAAGTAAAACTCTGCGGCTTTAAA